TCTTTAATACCAATTTCAGGCTCATCAAATGTAACCGTATAGACTAGCCCAGAACCGTCTTCTAATAAATAAGTGCTGACTTGTGACGGCCTTAGATACTCCCACCTCAAATCAACACCATTATTATTTCGCCAGCGGTAAGCAAAACATTCACCTGCTAGCATAAGTTGAGCAAACATTGACTGCCAAAAAGCGTGTCCGTTAGCCGTAGCGCTAGGATTATCAATAATGCCCTGAGCTCGTGGCATATTTGCCTTATATTTAACAGTTGCTAAATCTCCAGAAAGCTGCATGACAATCGAATAGATGTCCGAGTTTTGCAAAGCTGTATCAGCATTAACATACTGATCACCGTTGCTTTTCAAAAAATTAATCACGTCAGAATCATCGCTGACTGTAAAAACAGCTGACGGAGACTTTGAATTAAAAACTGACGGAGACTTTGAATTAAAAACTGACGGAGACTTAAAATTAAAAATTGGCATTGTTATTTAACACCCCCTTTCTTTTCAGAAATTAGTTCGGAGGCAAGACCAGTCAAAGCAAAAGTTAGCCCTAAAACAATTAAACCTGCTTTAAAATTGACTAAAAACACGCCATAATTGATGAAACTAGCTGCTAAAACATAGCAAATTCCATCAAAAACAGTCCAAGCATTTTTGAACAGTGTTTTAAAAATCATCGTCATCACCTCCTAAAAGCCCTGATTCAGGGTTATTAAACCAAGCTTTCACTTGTTCTTGCGTCATTCTTTCGACTTGTTTCGACTTATCATTGGCAATGCCAAAGTCCTCAAAATGAAACATTGCTTGATAAAGTGCATCAATGATTGCATCAACAACATCAATCTTTAATGTTGCTTTAGCTTTGTCGACTTGAATACCGACAGGATCTTCTTTCAATTGCGCATTTATCAAAGCCTTTTCCATAATTGCATCATCAAGGCGTGTCACACTGCCCTCAACAAAAATCTTTTGTAGAAATTTTGTTGGGTCTTTAAGTTCCCCTGTCCGTTGCCTAATTGCTTCAAGTGGCCAATTGGTATTTAGATCAAGTTGTTTTACCATTGGTGTCATGCCAAAAGCATCATATCCGAAGAAAACAACTTCTAAATTGTTATCCTCCACATAATTGAGCAGCCATTGATAGATCTGATCGTCATTAATCAATCCCTGTGGGTGACTTGTAATCGTGCAGAAGCCTTTTTTAGCAAGCTCTCGATAATTAATACCGTCCTGCTTTTCTTTAGCTTCAATTGAGCCGGCTTTTTGCCACGGAATAAAAGAGTGCTGTTCAATGTGCCAACCATGATCGTGAGGATATACGAAAGCAATCGCTGTATTATCAGATAACATTGAGTAGTCAAAGCCGATATATACTTGCTTTCCTTGGCATTTAAACCCCGGAATAATTGCTTTTTCAATATCATCAAGCTTTAGGAAACTATTGACTGACTCTTGCAACCACAGGTTCAAGTTTTTACATTGAAAATCGGCAACATTGCCTGAAAGCATATCGCTGTCTCGCTTATCTTGCAGTCCTTGCATCAAAATGTCTCTTTGACTAGGCAAGTAGAGCAGAGGGTTTGATTTAGTCCACAATGTTGGTTTAAAAGTTTCATCAAGCTTATCTTGTGCCCAAATCAGTCCGAGATAAGTGTCTGCCTGACGGTCAAAGTCTTTTTCCATTGCTTGCTGTATCATTTTTTGATCATCATGAAACGGGACGGACGGATCAGGGTATGACGTTGAAATTTGGATAAATTGTCGATTAGGTACTTTAACTTGTCCTGAGATAATCTTAGATATTTTATCCCGTGACTTGACTTCACCAATTTCATCAAAAATTGCGGTGGTAAAATGAAAAGAATCGTATTGACCAGATTCGTGTGAAATCGCACGCAAAACGTTATTAGTTTTCTTTTCGATTACTTGATCGGCTTGGATAGAAATTTCAGCTTCCTCAGCGAGCTTTTTAAAAGGTTCATCTGCAATTATTTTCCGCATCATACTTTTTATATAACCGAAAATTTTATTAGTTTGTTTAAAATTAATTGAAGCAACTAGATAGTCTTGGTTAGATAGTCCTAACGATTCGATAAAGTATGAGTAACACATCAAAATAGCCATGAGATAAGTTTTCCCCTGGCCATTCAACCACGTGCAACTGAAACAATAGCTCGTGAGAAACGCTTACCGCCTTCTTTGTTTCGCCAACCAAACAACATACAAAAAATGAATTTTTGCCATTGCATTAATTTGGTTGGTTCTCCCGTATCGACATTAGGACAGATTGAAGCAAACTTAAGCAAGTTGTTTGCCTGCTTAATTGAGTAATTGTAAGGAAAATCAGCATTGCCGATTCTTTGCAAGTCTCTAAGATGTCGAAAACATGCAAGTTTTATTAAATAGCCGCTTGTAATTTTCCCGTTTAAAACTTCAAAGCAATATTTAGTCCCTGAGTCTTGATATTTTTCTTTAACATCTGAAAAATCAATCTTTTTAAAAGCTCCTAAAACGTCATGCGATTGTGTGAGATCTATTTTTAAGTGCACGTGTGATCACCTCCTCTCAAAATGAAAAAGACTACTTACTAAAAAACTCTTTCATGCTTTCAGCAGCAGATTTCTTATTTTTATCAGCAACTTTTAGATCCATGAACTCGCTCCGTGCTTTAGGCGACAGTCCAAGCTGCGCTCCTACTCTCGTAAGGTTTGAGAGTGCATCGGAGTATATTTGATATGACGGATTTTTCTTGTAACCTTGAAAATCTTTAGCAACAATTGAACCGTCAACAGGGCTTAGCGAAGTTTTATATATTTCTTGTACTAATCCTTTATCTTGTAGGTGTTGATAGGCTTTTCTGTATGTTTCATATGACGAGCAATACAGTTCAGCGAGGTTACTATCAATTTTCTTAATACCACGCTGATCATTTAAAACAGGGATAATCTTGCGCCACATAGCAGCGCCAATTTTTCCTAGTTGATCAGGTGGAGTTTTGCTTAAAAGGCCGTTGTTTTGGTCTTTAAACGTATTTTTTACCACATTTGCTCACTTCCTTTTGCTCTGAGGTTTACCCCCTTATATTTTTTGTAAAAATTTGTTGTGCGTCACAAAACGATGGCAATGTGTGGTTCTGCCTTTATTTTTGGCACCCCGGGGCTATTTAATTACTTGTTTAATATAATTGTTCCACTTCAATTTAAAATCGCTTAGAATTGATTTTAGACGTGTTTAAATTGATTTATCATTTTTAAATTGCCAGATTGGAACATCAACTTTCCAGTTACCGTTTGGCATTTCTATAAACTCAACGTTATCAATTAGGAGTCTTGTTAATTTGCCTACCAATTGATTAGGATTGTCAGCAACAAGCTGATACACCTGCTTAGTTTTGTTTAAGATTTCTGGCGCTTTGCAGGCTAGCTTTTCAGCGACTACTTGCGTGATGAGTTTTTCTGAAGTCTTATCTTCTCCGAGCTTGCAAGCAAGTATGCCAAGCAACTCTTCATTGAGCTTTCTATAATATTCCTTATCATCCATGGCTATTTCCTCCATTTATCATTACTGTAATCATGTCTACATCACTAATAGGTTCTACATCTTTCAACGTATTGCCATTGCCTGTGCCGTAATATTGCTGCTCCCAATCAGTCTTTAGCCTATGACAGCTCCTGCATATCACAGCTAAGTTGTTGATGTCTGCTTTGCTCTTGAGCTGAAACTCCACGGGAATTACATGGTCAACCGTTTTGCTATTAATTGCTCCGCAGTATTGGCAGATGTAATGGTCACGCTCTAGCACTTGTTGCCTTAGATGAGCCCATTGTCTTGTACGATAGAAGTTATATTGCTCACGCTTGGTATTGTTGCGATTACGTGTGACAGTATTGTATCTATGTTGCCGTTGCTTATTATGTTGATTGCTCCATTTTTGTCTGCTAGCAATGTATTCAGCTTCGTGCTCTATATGCTTTTTACAGTAATGGTTAGGAAACTCGGCATAAGCATGGCAACCGGTATATCTGCATCTGCGAACACGCATATCGTTGTTCAGCCTCCTTAACATATTCAGCTCAGTCTTACTACTAACCAATCCAAAGTCTTTATCACGTATCACATATAATCACTCCTCATATTTCGTACGTTGCCTTTAGCTTGCCAATTCCATAGTCACTGTATTGTCTCACTTAATCACCTTCAATAGTAATTCATCTTTTCGTGTTCCCATCGCAGTGAAACTTTGCTTTTTACCAAAATTAAAAGCCACCTCGGTATGAGGTAGCTTTGTGTATTCACTAATATAAATTTCCTTTGCTGGACATTCATGTAAGTACCAATTTTCGAATGCTTTGTTGTCAAATCCATCATACTGGTGCTGTGTCCCAACATATGGTGGATCACAGTAAATAACGTCATCAGCATTAATATCTAGTTTGTGATAGTCCTTTGAGGAATATTGCAGTTGTTGCAGTTGTTGCAGTTGTTGCAGTTGTTCCAGTTGTTGCAGTTGTTGCAGTTGTTGCAGCAAATCATAACGAGAATCAATACCCATCTGTTCTCGCCGCCATTTATGGAATAATCTGTACTTCTCGCTGATTGTATCAGCGTCTAAAGAATAGCTATACAATTGGTCAAATTCCGTCCCTGTGTTTCCATAAAAGAGGGCCCTAGTTAGCAATAACTTTTCCTCTTCGTTCTTTTTACTCCACAAATAAGTGCTCTGATCATCGCTAAATGAATAAACAATTAACACTAGCATTCGTTCGATTGAATCAGGTTGATTATCTCGCCAATCAAAAAAATGCTCGCGCGTTAATGCTACATAATCCATCAGGTTAAAATGTGGTTCATCATTGATTAGTGCTTTTAGTAATTCAACCACTGTTTTTCTTT